AAAGGGAAAGCCACAAAGAGCACATTTATCCCCCGCAGATTAGGTTAGGAAACTTATGGCTACCCAGCTAACAGACTTGGAACAGGGCATGCTCAAAAAGCTTGCTAAAGAGCAGGGCAGAATGAACTTGCTAGAGCGTTACTATGACGGGGATGCCCCATTGCCAGAGGGCGCTGAGGGGCAGTCACGGGCTTACCGTAGATTTCAAAAAAAGGCCCGCCTGAACATTGCTCAACTTTCCGTTGCCGCCGTGCGTGAGCGGATGCGGGTTGGAGGTTTCCGCACCGGAGCTGATGATGATGAAAACGGTGATGTCATTGCTCGCCGACTTTGGAAAGCCAACAAACTTGATGTCTACGCCTCAGACCTCCACACCTTTTTTCTAAAGTTTGGTGAGGCTTATGCAATCGTTGGAATGAAAAAGGGTAGGGAATACCCACTGGTCACAGTTGAGGATCCACGCCAGATGCAAATAATTTCTAACCCAGAGGATCCCTCTGAAATCAGCGTTGCCCTCAAGGTGTTTACTGAATACGATTGCCACTATGCTTATTTTTACTACCCAGACAGAATTGATGTCTACAAAAAAGACCTAGAGAGCAGCATTTTTCAGGTTGAGGGTTACTTGTACCAAGAGGAAATGAGCGCATCAAATCCATTGGGTGAAGTCCCAGTTGTGAAGTTTACAAACATGGATGAAAAAGGCGAGTATGAGCCCTACCTGGATTTGATTGACAGAATCAATCACATGATTCTACAAAGGCTAATCATTGCCACAACTCAGGCTTTCAAACAAAAGTGGCTCAAAGGCGATTTCCCAACCCATGATTCTGATGGAAATGAGATTGATTACAACGGTCTGTTTGAATCTGCCCCAGGCGCTATGTGGATGCTCCCAGAGGAAGCCTCTATCGGAGAGCTAGGGCAGACAGACACCAATGACATTCTTGCCGCAGTCAGGGCAGACATCCAAGACTTTGCCGCAGTCACCAGAACCCCTATGCACTACCTCAGCTCAGATGGCGCAAACCAAAGCGCTGAGGGTGCGTCACTTTCCCGTGAGGGCTTGGTGTTCAAGACTGAGGACCGCATTGCCAGGGCAACCGTTGGCTGGTCCAAAGTAATGTCCTTAATGTTTAAATACACAGGTGATTCTGTGCGCTCTGAGTTATTAGACCTAGAGCCAATCTGGGAAAGCCCTGAGCGCTACAGCCTCTCAGAGCGGGCAGATGCTAACAGCAAGTTCCAGGACATCCCATTCAACTCTAGGATGACCCTAATTGGTCAGTTCAGTCCAGCTGAAATTGCGGAAATGGAAGTTGAAAGAGCCGGCGAAGCAATCTTGACAGAGGCGTTGTTGGGCACACCACAGACCCCTAACGCATAATGGCAACCCAGCGACAGTTACTTGACGGCTATAACAGACTGAGTTCAAAACTGGTCAGGGGTGCTGGAGACAGGGCCTCGGCAATTTTCACCAGCCTTGGGTCTTGGCGTGATTCAGACTATGCAGATTTTGTTGATGTTCTTGACCCAATTATGACTGGGGCAAAAATACAGGCCGCCAGATTACAGGTTGCCTTTTATAGCGAAATGGCAAAAATAAGCAGTGAGAGCTTTGAGTCATTCCCGATAACGGCAAAGACCCTGACCACATCAGCCCTAAGAAACGGGGCAGATACGGGCGAGGTTTACCGCAGACCCTTTGTGTCTCTTTATACCGCCCTGTCAAAAGGCGGTGACATGACCAACGCAATTTCAGAGGGTGCTAGGCGTATTGGTTCAATAGCATCCACTGACATGCAACTGGCTAGGCGATCCGCTGGCTCACAGGCTAGGGATAGAAACAGTGGCATCACTTACTATGTCAGAACTCTAACCGGTAATGAGAATTGTGCCCTGTGCACAATAGCCTCAACCCAGCGCTACACCAGAGGTGAGCTAATGCCAATCCACCCAGGTTGTGATTGTGGGGAAATGCCTGTCTTTGCAAACCAAGACCCTGGGCAAGTTCTAGATCAAGTAAAGCTGGACTCAACCTATGACAGCATTGAACAGCAACTCAGGGTTGACCCAGACTTTGGGGCCAGGGATGCCGGCTTGGGCAAAATTATCAACACACCAGATGGCGGCCAAAGGCTTGCAGACTACACAGAAATTGTTGTCACCAGAAACCATGGTGAATACGGACCCACCCTCAGCTGGAGAGACCAGGATTTTACTGGACCAGGTGAACTTTAGATTTCAGCTCCCAAGCTGATTAGCTCGCAATGAGCGCAATAACCAATCCGAAATGGAGAGACACATGGCTGAATCAAATCAGACCGAAACCCTAGAAACAACTGAGGAACCAGAGGCAGTGGTGGAGACCGCTGAAAACGAAACCTCAGAAATGTCCGAAACGGACACCCTAAAGGCAGAGGTTGACAAATGGAAATCTCTGAGCCGAAAGAATGAACAGCAAGCCAAGTCAAATGGCCAAGCGGTAAAAGAGCTAGACGAAATCAGAAAATCACAACTGACTGACACTGAAAAACTTATTGAGCAGACCCGTGAGGAAACCTCTCAAGCCGTCAGAAAAGAGTTTGCTGTGAAACTGGTTGACGCTGAGTTCAAGAGCTTGCTAGGTGGCCGATCACTTGATGGCAGTTCATTACTTGACTTTGACAAGTCCTCATTCATTCAGGGTGATGGCAACATTGATTCAGAGGCAATTCAGTCATGGGTTGAGGCGCACAGCACAAAAGCTGAGCAAACTATCCCAGACCTTGGGCAAGGTGCCCGTGGTAAAAATCCTAGTAAGTCTCAAATTAGAAGTAGAGACGAACTCAAGAGCATGTCCCCCGCAGAGATTATGGCAGCCACAAAAGATGGCCGCCTTGATTCTCTGATGGGCAAACTATAAAGAAAAGAGAAATCAAATGGCTATTGACCAATTCATACCAGAAATCTGGAGTGCTGGAGTAACACAGAGTTTCATTTCCAGCCAAGTTGTAATCCCAACCCTGAACACCCTTTATCAGGGTGATGCCTCAAGAGGCAACCAGGTCCACATCATCAACGCAACCACACCAACCATTGTTGACTATGCCGCCGCCAGCCGTTCCATTACAGCTGAGGCACTAGCTGACACTGAGGTCAACTTGCTACTAAACCAGGAAAAAGCTTTTTCTGTTTTTGTTGATGACATTGACAAAGTGCAAGCCGCTGGAACATTCAATGCTTGGACTGATGCCGCCGGTAAGGCCCTAGCAGAGGATGCTGAAGAATACCTACTGACTCAGATGATTGCCGGCGCTACTGACGGAAACGCTGGGGCAGTTGTGGTTGACACCGCTCAGGAAGCAAAAGATGCAATCCGCTCAATCAGGACCCAAATGACAGCCGCCAAGGTTCCAACTGATAACCGCTATTGTGTTGTCACCCCTGACTTTGCTGACTTGCTACTCCAGGGCCTATCTGATGTTGCCGCAGCTGGTTCAAGCGAGGAACTAAGAAACGGACAGATTACTCGACTATTCGGAATGACCATTCTAGAGTCCCCACTATTGGGCTCTGATGTTTCGGCAGTCGGATACCACGGTGACACCGTAGCGTTCGTAAACCAGATTCAGGCACTAGAGGCTCTACGCAGTCAGACCAAGTTCTCTGACATTGTTAGAGGCTTGAATGTTTACGGCGCAAAGGTTATCAAGTCTGCCGCTGTTATCAAGTATGTCTCTGCCTAAATAAGGCTAACCGCTGAGGGGCTGGAGTTCGCTCTGGCCCCTTAGCCATACCCCAAACAATTTTTAGAGAGGCCCAAATGGCACTGGCTACAATCACTGATGTTGAGGCTCGCCTGGGGCGCACTCTCACAACCGCCGAAAGCTCCAAGGCCACCGCTTACCTGACAGATGCGTCAGCCCTTTTTATTCAGCGGGCTGTGCAAAAGTTTGAGCAGGGCGAAAGCGTGGTGCGGCTATTTCCAAATGATGGCGTGGTGCGGTTAGTTCAGAGGCCCGTCATAACAGTCAGCGAGGTCAAGAACCTTGACGGCAACATAATTGACTTCACCTTTGACGGCCACCAGAGCATTTATGATTTAGGGTCCTACACCCCCGTGACGGTTACTTATGAGCACGGATCTGCCGACATCCCAAATGATGTTGTGGCAGTAGTCGCTGGCATGGTAGCCAGAACACTTTCAATCAACCCTGATGCCGCCTCCGGTGTTCAACAACAAACCGTTGGGCCATTCTCTCAGAGCTATGCCGCTTGGGCTGTAGGGGGTCAGGTAATGATGTCCCCAGTAGAGGCCAAGGTTGCGGATTCTTACCGAGGACTGGCGTTCAAGTCCACATCAACAATAGGAAATGGGAATTATGCAATTACTTACCCAAGTGATACAAAGTTTGGAATCCGTTGACCAGTACGGTGAACCAACTTTCACAACTACTGAGGTGGAACTAAACGCAAAAGTGGCCGCCCGCACTGGGTCTAAAACAGTAGGGGCCTCAGAAATAAC